TCAAAGGTTGTTCCAAAGACTGCTGGCAATTGTGTTGTGCTGATCCGTAGGCCGTTATAGACGGCGGCTAGGGCATCTCTGGTGGCATCGCTGACAGTTGGTGAGTGCAATGGAATTGTTAGTGTTTCTGGATACATTCTTGGGTAAGCCCGGGACTCAATAAAATCAGCTGCTTGAGCCTCTGCATCAGCCAAGTTATGTAAGACGGTTTCACGTGTGCCTGTTAATTGGCCATAAAGAATGATCGACTGTTCATCTCTGGCGGTTGCTTCACCAGCCCGGTATGTGACAGTGGCATCATTTACAATCTCGCCCCATTGTGCTTGTGTCCGTAGGCCTTGAGCAAGTAAATCATCTGCAGTTAGGACTAATGGTGTGGCAAGTGATCTAGCCAAGTAATCGTCATAATGCAATGATCCTGTGCCGTTTTCCCACAATACGCCTCGGCCAGAATTAGCTGCGATGCTGGCCAATGTGTAAGCATCAGTTTCACCGTCACTGTATGCCATCAGTTCATACTGTCCGGGAGTATCAATGTTGGCTACCAATGTATCAACCAAATCTTGACCTACGGCATCGTAACTATCCCAAGTAACACCAACTGGTAATTCTGCCCATGTAAGTGTTGGTGCTACATCATCCCATTCAGTCAAAAAGGCTTCGGTTAAAATGTTTAAAATTCTTGTGCCATCATTTTCTTTGGCATATCCTGCAGCACCAACTAATCTGCGATTTAATGCAGCTAGTGGGCCAACGGCTGTAATAGTGTAGATGGCGATTGAGCCATCTGAACCGTAGGATTGCAGGCTAATGTCAATGTCTGAAATTGTGCCATAAAAAAGTTCTTGTGTGCCGGTAGTGCCTTTATCAATTGCAATAGATACTGATTGACTTAAAGCCACATCTAAAGGCTGGCTTGCATCAGTCCATAGGCTGATTGAGGCATAGCCCGGTTGAGGCTGTTCAGTGACGTCATTACGGCCATTACGGATTGAAATGGAAGCAATTGTCTGATCTGCGTAAGTGGTTGTGCCACCAAAAGTAACCGTTGGATAAGGATCGTAATCGGTCACAATGTAGCCCCAGCAAGATTGACTGCACCTGTACGGCGTGAGGAATCTTGCATCAAGCGCTCAATGCTACGGCGAGCAGACTCACCATCAATCACACCATTCATGATTATTGTTGTGCTTGATGCGTTGTTAGACCCACCTTTATCGGCTTTATCCATGCCAGCAAGAAACTTATTAACATCAGCAAGTAATGAAAGTTTGAGTGTACGTGTATCGGCCATTAACTTGTCCTTGCCCAGTTGTCCATGACTTTATTGACTGCAGTAAACCATCGTCTTTTAATTTCTGGTTGCATAGCCTTTAATGTAGGGAAAATCCAGTATCCGGTATTTCCTCTACCCTCTCTGGCAGTTCTTGGAGGAAATCGGTAACCACCATTAGGAAATGCGTTTAGATTTCCCCAAGCGTTACGATCGCCACCAAATTCATTACCAAAAAGAATTTGACCAGCATTAGCGCCACCTGACGTTTTACCTTTTGATCCACCTACATAAACAGTTGGAACACGATCACGCGCAGGTCTAACTGTTGCAGCAACAAAAGCAGCTTGTTTTGGATAGTAAGGATGAGCGAAAGCGGCTTGTTTAATGCCTTGTGCAGTCCAACTACTAATTGAATATACTTCGTTTTTTAATTGATATTGCGCTTCTTTGTCCATGACATTTAACGCTTTAAGCAATCCACGATAATCAGACAGATCAGGCTTAACTGTAATGGTAGTTCTACCCTCAGCCATGCCCATTCCTCTCTCTAATCAGCGTAATTGCTGTATTTAAGTCTGCGAGCGACCATTCCATCAGATCACTTAGGGGAATACCGGTGGATACTGCGATCCTTACCAGAACATCCCTTAATTCTCTTTTGGGTTTCCCTCAACCACCTCAAAGCCCTCAAACTCATTGGTGACCCATGCTTGCTGGCTCGGCATTTGTGTATGCCCAGCGGCCTTGGCTGCTTTGTAAAGCATGCAAGTTATGACATCCAATGATCCTGATGCCATTTTTTCAGCTGCTTGAGTGACTGTGTAACCAAGATCTCGCTCAATCTCAATCCAAAGCCATGTTGATTCATCGCTCACTATGTAGTTATTGCCCTGTTTTGTTTTGATTGTGTATTGCATAAGTGTTGCCCTGTTCTGCTAGTTATGCTCGGGTTACTGATCCATCCTCGACTACGAAAGATAGCGAGGTGGTTAGTACATCAGTGGCAGCGCCACCAACTGTTGGGAATACCGGGAATACGTTGCCAGTGAATGTGTCACCGTTTACATCAAAACTAAATGCTAGTGATGTATCTGGTGCATTCTTAGCAGCATCCCAAAGTGCGGAAATAATGCCAGCGCTTGAGGTGTCATCTAAGTATAATTCCACATTTAGTGTGGCTGTCTTGTCTACAGTCTTGTAGGCGCGACCGGATAGGACTTCAAGCACTTGCTGGTTGTTTTCCATTTCAAGTGTTACTGATGATGCCTGATCTGCGTATGACACCGAGTTAATGGTTAGTGTCAATGACCGACCAGTAATGTATGTTGCTGGCATGACTTGCCTTTCTTAGTTGGTGTAGACCATCTCGGTGTTGAGTTGGCTGATAAGCATGTCGGCATTGCCGATTTGCTGGACTGTAGGTTGCGACCATCCACCCAAGAATGAAACTGTGGGTGCTAGTAAGTCACTGACTGAAAGTATTAAGGCCTCAAGATTGGCCAATGCAGCGCGGTTATCAGCTGCATTGACTATGCAAGTAATGTCAAAACGTACATGAATACGATTGCCACCGATTGCGCCAATGGTCATGTAAGGCGATCCCGGCACAAGCACAATGGCTGGTGGCGTGATGTTTTCATTTGGGTATGAATAAACTACTCGCCCGGCAGCTGCAAGAGTGCTGGCAAGGTTATCTCTAAGGGTTACTAAATTAGCCAAGGTAGCCTCTAGTGTCTAAATGCTTGCCTAGTAGGCCTGACACACGAGTAAGCATTGAGCGACCCAAGCGGTATGGGGCTGGGGACTGGAAATCAACACCTTGCTGGCCTAATGTTCCTGTCCGAGTAATCCAAATGTCGCAGGCAACGGCTAGAGCAGCCTCTCGGACTTCTGGTGTGGCATCGTAAAGCGCGGCTTGGCTGGTTAATACTGCTCGGCCACTTGGAATTATTGGGGTTTTAACTACATCAGCATTGGTGATTGCAGCTTCAAAAAATGGTGTGCCGTATTCATCATGGCCAATTTTGGTAACTGTCCGGGATCCGTTAAATGGTGATCCGCAACCAGTAACCGTCAAAGCCTGACCGACTACAAATGTGTTTTCGTAGCAGTAAAAGCGAGCGACATTATTTGTCAGCGATACGCCTTTGATGGCTACATCATCAAAAATTAAATAAGAAAGGATTATGTTTTCGGCGCTGTCTGCAACTGCCTGAACAATTGAATCAGCATAAATGTCACCAATACCAAGTACGGCTTTTAACTCGCTTAGTGTAATTAGTGCCATGTCAAATCCTTATCTAATAGGGGTGTGTGGGGGGCACAGGGCCGCACCCCCCACACGATCGCTAACTTCGACCTTAGGTCAAGTTAAAGCGGCGTACGCCACCAGCGGTCAAAACGCCTACGGCAAGGTAGCCGTAAAGTGCTGTTTCGATTTCGCCAGAGGTTACTACGTTTGTTGACATACGTAGGATTGGGCTTTCGTAGATTGCAACTGCGGATGGGGTGACAATGAATGCCGACTCATCAATGACAGTTGAAACTGCGTTTGGATCTACGTATAGGTCAAGTCCAAGCACGTTTCCGCGTAGGGACTGTGGGCCTGCAACTCCACCGTTGTTCTGTGGGTTGTATGCGTTGTAGATTGGGCGACCGGTTGAATCGGTTGCACCCATCAACAATGACCACTGTCCTGTGCCTGCAATGTAAGCGCTTGGCAATTCGCCAGTCGCTAGGTAAGCAGCTGGGGCTTGGCTGGATACGAAGCCGATAATTCCATCGGAGTCTGCATCTTGTGCTGTTGCCTGTGTGCCACCTGCAGTTAGTGCTGCGATAACGGCTGCATCAGTTGCCTTGTTGTAAGCGCGTGTCATGTTGTCAACCATTGCTTGGAAAAAGTCTGGGGATGAGCGCTCTAGTAGTTCTACTGAGTAACGCTGCATACCTGCAAACTTGTTTACATCAAGGTTTACGTATGAGGACACAATGCCAGTTTCGGATGGTGCTGCACCTTCGTTGGTGTCTGCAACAGTTCCATTGGTTGTGATTTTTGGATGGCTAATGACCATGCCGGATGCAGTGATGGCACGTGAGCCGATTGCATCAATGGCTGGACGTGAGCCGATTGAGTTGTCAATTACCTGATTTACGTAGTTGACAGGGCTGAAAGCAGGGTTTGTTGAGAAACTGTCATCAGCAGCCATTACGTACTGTGCTGAATCATGGTTGCCCATTGTTGCTTTGATCTTGTGTTCCAAGTACGAGGCTTGGCTGTTGATTGGGCTACGAGGCTTTACGTATGCCACTGGTGCTGCGGCAGTGACAACCGCTGCTGCGGTCACTTCATCTGCCACTGGTGCGGTTGTTTCTTCCACGTTGTTCTCCTGTGGTTGTTCCTCTGCAGGGGTTTCTGCTTCGGTGGCTTCATCGTCAGGTTCACTAGCTGCGACCTGCGAAATCTGTGCATCTTTAAATGCTGGGTTGGTTACATGTGCAACGGCTTCAAGATTGGCACTTGAAACAACCATGACGCCCTTTTCAATGGTGTATTCGTTGACATTGGCTTCAATGCTAAAGGCTGGACGTAGGCCCTCTGATGCCTCTACAAGGGCATCATTGCCAGCGCCAGTAGGTGCAATTTTAAATGCCATTGAGATACCAGCGGGTGTGATTTCCTCACTGCCTGCAATACCGCGACCAAGTGGACGTGTCCGGTCATGTTCCATGTTTAAGACAATTTGGCTTGGATCAATGTCACCAAATGCGCCAAATTCAAAACGTACTGGGCCAGCGGATGTATTACCGACCTTGGCAAAAGGTACGACTAATCCCTTGATTGTTCGAGTTTCTGTATCAGCGGCCAATACCTGACCTTGGAAATTAAGCAGCATTATTTGGGTTTCCTCTCGGTGCTAAATCCATTTCCTCACGTGCCTCATCAACATCAATAAGCCCGGCATCAAGCATTTTGGTTAATACATCAATTTGCTCAAGTGGGTTTCCACGTAGGTAATCATCTAGATCAAATCTGACCTTTTGACCTCTTGGTGTTATGTCATTCATTGTGAGTCTTTCCTCAATAGCACTCATAAATGGGCGCAATGAGAAATCAACTAGGCTACGGCGCTCTTGGCTCACGTTTGAGTAAGTGGCGCTGGCCGATTCTGCGTTTATGTACCAAGCAGGGATGTTGCACATACGGGCAATTTCAGCTGCTGTGTTAAGGCGTGATTCAGTCAATTGCATTTGCCCGGCATCGTAGCCAAATGTGGTTACATCTAGTGGCCCAGATAGGTAAGCAGTTGAGCGAGTGGCTCGGGCTTGCTTCCATTGTGCCAATAGGCTTGACACTTGCTCTGGTGGTAGGTCAACGCCAGAATTTTTAATAACCATAGTCGGATTTGGCTCACTGGCCATTCTCTGGACGGCTTCCTCTAACTTCAAAGCAGTTGAGATAGTACGGCCACCTCGGTTAAGTATGCCCTCATCAATACCGCTAAACATAATCAATGAGCCAACACCAGTAGCAGGGCATAGACCGCCCTCAATGTAAAAGCCGTTTACAATCTCTTGAGTATTTAGATCAGTTGTGAAAGTAACCCGAGTTGGATCAATACGGCGTGCCTGTGTTGGCCTGCCATCCTCTGGATTAACTTCAAGCACCTGCCAAAATGAGCGACCATGAAACAGTAGATCCTCAACTGTCCAAGCCATAGTCACCGATAAAGGCAAGGCTGGATCAGGCTGTTCAAGGATCTTTCGACCCTCTACTTTTGCACCAGTAATGTCGTTGTAAGAATTTAAGCCAAGGGTTGCAATTGTGCCAGCAATAATGTTTCTGGCTCTTGCAACTGCTGGAACTTGCATTGCGCTTGAGCGATCAACGCGGAAAGTGTTAAAAGGTGTGAAGTAAGCATCTTGGTAAAACGGGATAGCAATACCTGCACGAGCCTCAATCTCTGGTTTCTGTTCTGGAGTACCCAATAAGAAATCAATAAAACCCATACTTCATTATCTCATAAATGTGTGACATACAAGCATTTGGTATGCGTGTCGGAAAGTGTGTGGGTTAGTGATAGGAGTGACTAACCCACACACTGGGGTACTGCCAAGTAGACCTTAAGAACTAATGATAGTCACAGTCTGCTGTGGCGCACAAGCATGACCTGCCGCCATGACCAAAGCAACTGCAGCTGTAATTGGTACTTGTGCTGCTCTACGTGCAATGCGCCAGCCACCATCACTTGCAGGTCTGCGAGCGCAACTAACTAAATGACTATGTAATGTTGGCTGTCCGGGATGGATGAACTTGCCTGACTGCATTGCATTGAGTGTTTGATCGCAGCTAATGGCAAAGCCTGCTGACGCCCATGGAGTTGGCTCGGTTGCAACCCCTGCTTGAGCAAGTCTTGGTGCAATGTAGCCAGCAGTATTTGGATCATAAGCAAATTTTCTAGGTCTGTATCTACGAGCCAATTGAGCAATCTCACCGGTCAATTCAAGGTCATTGATACCGCCCTCACGTTTCCATTCATGTAGGAATACGGCCAAGCCCTCTGGGCGCTCTTGAATAGTTACTAAACAGGCAATCTCTCTATTGAAGTTGAGGTCTATAGCCATCCATGTAGGTAGATCATCCTCAAGAGCTACATCCATCTCACCTGCATTCCACATGTCCATTGGCCATGGTGAGTCAATAGCATCTACCCACATACATAGTGTTTCTGTTTTAAATGCCTCTTTAGTATCAAAGATTGATGCATCTTTAATGTTTTCTTTTGTAATTGTGTAACCCATAGCAGGATTAGCCATAGCCCAAGCCTTTTCATCATTTACATCAGATCCAGCAGGTGCGCTGTATTCGTAGTAACCCATTCTGGGTGATTCAAAGGTCAAGGCTCTACGCCTTTGCTCATTTAAAACATTGCTATTTAAGTCACCGGCATTTGAAGTCCAAAACACTTGGGCATTTGGTCTGGCTCGGGTAATCGGGGTTACAGCTGCCCATGTAGCCTCATCAATTTCACGTAACTCATCTACATACAACAGATCAGCAGTTGAGCCACGTGGGCCCTCACTGGTTGCAGCTCTAATTGCATACTTGCGTAATCTCTCGCATTTACCATTGCATGATTTTGGATAGTGGTGACAATAGACCTCAATTTCCTCTTGGCCGTTAGTCCGGGATACTCGCTTGATCCGCTTACGCATCCAGTCAAGGCTTTCAGCCATGTCTACAGTCTGCTTGAAAGTATCTAATGACAGTTGGCGTGTCTGTGACATGGCAATGATGGATTTCTCACCAAAGATGTACAGGCCAGCAAGCATTCTCATTCGCATCATGTGAGTCTTGCCATTTTGACGGGCCACGAGCACACCCACTTGGGATCTAGCCCATGTGCCATCAGGATTTACCTTTAAAGCATCATCTAAAACATGTTGCTGCCAAGGCAGTAACGGTACACCTAACTCATCAGCCAGTTGGCTTACTAGTGGCCCTGCGCTGGGCAGTTTTAGCGGGGGGCTTTGTATTCTTGGTTTTGACGAGCCGTAGGAAGTCTCCAACATAGGCTGTTCCATCATTTTCCTCTTGTTTACTGGCAGTACGAGTTTCAACAGTTAAGTGCAGTTGTTGAAGCACTGATAAGAACCTACCAGATAGGGCTGTTATGTCCCTAAGATCAGCGCCCATGTCAAAGGCCGTATCTAGCGCCTTGGCGATGCGCCGGGCGAGGTGTACGGCAGCTGCATCGGTTGGACTGATCCAATTTGAAGCTGCCAAAGCCGATTCTAAACATAGGTAGATATCAATCTGTTTTGTTTCTGGCTCAACAGTTTTCTTTTGGGTCATTGATTATGTTTAGCGGTATTGATGAGGGCATACTCAACCGAGGTGGCCGCACTATCTCAACTGCTTTGAAGTTAGAGGAAGCCGTCCAGAGAATGGCC